TCGCCGAGGGGGACGAGTCGCCAGTTCCGGAGGAACTGTCTCCCCCGACCGGGGCCCCGGCGACTCAGACCCCCACCGGTGACGATGAGGTTCCAGACCAGCCCGCAGCAGCAGCGTAAAAAACCTTGATAAATAGAAGATATGGACCTTTTCACAGCACTTCCCACGTGGCAATATGTCCTCGTGGCAACTACTGGAGCCATGGCTCTTTTCACGAGCCTTTATCTTTTGAGACATGGATACATCATACCTATTGGATTAGTACTTGTCGTTGCGCTTTTGCTTTTTCTAACAATCTACCGGATTCAAACATCTGAAACTTCGAAACCGCCTCCGGTAGACGATGGAACAGGCAGTTCACAATTCACTGTGTTTCGCGATATGGAGCCGGCTGATCAAACTCGTGTAAATCCCTTTATGGGGATACTACAGGAGGATGTGTATGCGAACCGTACAGGTCCTATAGGAACTTTTGTTGGCAACGATGACTATGCAAAGAACGCACCTTTGTATCCGTTTACTTCATAGGGTTCACGATGATGGGCCGCATATTCATGATAAGGACGCCGATGACAATACCAATCAAAATAAGAGCAATATGATTATCCTTGAGCGAATCAAGGACGTTCTGTTGACGCGCCGGTGTTTCGAACGCGGGAACAAAACGTCTCGGAGGCGCAGACTCTTCAAAGTCCTGTTGGGGTGTCCAAGATCGAGGAACTCGAAGTTCAGGATCGGGCGGGGGCTGGACGTTTCTTGACGACGGCTCGGGGTTTTGCGACAGAAACGGTAGGTTCTCCATCCTCTTCGTCACTGTCACTTACATCACTCTCACTTTTATCTGGTACAACAAATCCGTCCAAATTTCCATCTTCATCTGCATCAGATTCATCGTCCTCCTCGTCCTCGTCCGTCGAGATGTCCTCCGAAGACTCATCTGGGTCCTCCGTGTCGTAATCCTCAGGAGCATAGTCGTCCTCGACCTGCTCAACGGGCTCGTAACGGACAGGGGGCTTGGAAACGCGGCCCGAGCGGGTGCGGACAGCTCCTTCGGAGCTGGACTCTAAGGCAGTAGCAGCTTCAGCAAGGGTGTCCAGGGGTGTGGGAGGCTGGGGGGAGGACAGCTGCTCCGCAGCTGGACGCGGATCATTGCCCGTGGCTCCTGACTGGACCCGGGTCGCGCGTGTCGGCATATTCTGGATAATCCATGAGCGTTTCGTTTAAGTAACGTGGGAAGAAGTAAAGTCCTTGTTCAGCTGCATTTTGATTCAAAATAAGTTCACCTTCGTACCCAAGCTTTTCAGCCATGTCCGCGAGAGCCTCGCGAATCTCAGAGTCATCTGCACGACGAAGTCCGAGCCCAAGGTCCCTGATGTTTTCAGTCGCTGCGTAGAGGGCCTCTGAGGCATCATCGACCCGTGACGAAGCCAACTGTTCGAACGTGTGGAGATTGTCCAGAAACCGTTGCCAGTTTACTGGATCGAGACCCGAGTACGGGTGAACCATGTGCTCGTACTTTTTGAATCGACTCTTTGGCCCCATCGGGAAAAATATCCATAAGAAAGCAAGAAGGAGGACTACCCACAATAGCAACATCGTTGAGTTGCTCTACTATAGATGGAGGAAGAATATGTTCGGTCCCTTTGAACTCGGCACAGTCTTCATCAAAGCACCGTTGAGAAATGCGCCTGGAAGCTATGTGGAACCATACGTGATTCGACTTGTGTTCCTTTCGAATTCGTTCACAAAATTTGGAGTCCGTCTGTACGTACCAGCCATTGTGCTCATGCCTCTGAACCTTTTTGACTTGGGACTTTGACTGACCTTCCATGTACTTTTGAACAAAGTCTTCGAGAGGTCCTGTGTCCCGAAGGGCCTCTTCCCCCTGTCCACCTGTTGTAAGGTCCTCATCTGTCCGAATAGCAAAGAGTGCTAAGGTTTCCACGTCGGGCACCTTGGAAAACTCTCGTCCATCCAAAGAGCGCCAAGGCACGTAGGGGTCACCTGTCGGTTTCTTGTGTGACCATAACATCCGAAGTCCGGAGCCACCATAGACTGAAGCATCTATGACCTTGTCCCAATCAAAAGGGAGATCGGCCGCCAAACTTGTCACTATTTTTGATCTTAAATTCATGGCTTGGGTCCGAGACACTGTCATGTTTGGCCAGTGAATATGCACACCCGACTTGATCAGGCCTTCACCTATAGATCTTGGTCTGGCCCGAGCAATGAGACATGGACTCGAAGTCTCAAGAGCTTTGTGAATTATAGAACAAAATTGAACAAGGTCTTCATCGGCCAACTTTTCAGGGGCTTTATAGTCCAAGTCGACAAAAAACTTGAAACTTTCCGTCTTTTGTTCGACGACATACAATTTTGTTCCTAAATTGATCGTTTCTATGTACTCTCGGTAGAAGTCCTGAATCTCTTCCGGGGGCACGCACAAGATCCCACCGTCCATGAGGACATGGGTTCCTGGCCCGTGTGGTACGCGCCAGCGTTCTATGGACATCTCTTCATTTTAGAGGCACTCGTACCTCTAAGCTTCGTCCTCACTCGATGAGTCCAAAAGCCAAGACAAAATGTGTTTATGTTTCTGAGTCGGCGTTGCCTTTTCGGGTGCCTTGAGTTCCTCGACAATCGCCTCTTCCTTTTTCGTAAGTTCGACTGGTTCGGCCTCCTCGGTCTCCTTGGGGGTCTCCTCGGTCTTCACGGGGGTCTCTTCCGTCACAGTCTGCTCCTGCGTCGCAGACTGGTTTGTTTCCTCCACCTTTTGAATTTCATAACACAATTTCATCAGGGACATTTCACTGGCTAGCTTTGCCGCCTCCTTCTCAATCTTCTTCTGGTCTGTAATCTCACCTCGAAGCTTGACAAGGATGATCGCCAACTCGGTCTTTGAGCGGGTCATCTGAATTTTGGAAGGAAATTAAAATGCGCTTGGGAACACAGTCCCTGTGGGACTGGGGGCTATTCGCGTAGATTGAAAGGGGTCCAGTGAGTCGTCTCAATCGCCTGAGTAAACTCTTGGTTTTCTAGAACGTGTTGACGTATCATGGGCCATAGGTTCGGACACCGTGCAATACTGTCGAGCGTCTCAAACCGACACTCGTCATTTTCATCGTAATTTTTGCGGAAAGGAACCTCGGACCCTTCCATTTTCTTCTTTTCTTCTATGAATCGTTTGATAATGTGACGGTGCTCTGTAGACGTCATGGGCAAGTTGAATACATAGACGTGATAGTGATTAAGGACTTCGACGCCATCTTCCACGTCCCGTGGTTCAGGTGTATTCGTCGTAAACTTAAAATAGGAGTAGGACCCCCTTTTTAAGTTTATGAGCCCGCGTGTTTCTTCTTCGAGTTCTCGAATCGCACACCGAAGTGGATTGTAGACCTCGCGTCGGCGACACCCGCCTGTGACAAACGTCCATTCTCGGTACCTTTTGTCGTGAACGATCAAAAAGTGCTGAATATCATTCACTTTGCTCATCGGTATCGCGATCGCTTTGTGCCGCTCTCGAAGGACGGGGTCCATCTACTGATGTTTCTGGGGCAAAAAATTTAGTGAGATTTCCCGTGCGCGGGTTATACGAAGCTAGAAATATGAGACATGCAACAAGTACCATGAGTATCCAGTGCATTTTCTAATTTTGGGGCAGAGTTTAGTTGGCGTAGAGAATCGAACCCAGACCATTCTGGATACGGAAGATGTTATAGTTGACGGCGTACAGGTAAGGCACGGGGTACGCGCTCGTGATGTTAGTGTTGTACAGACCCAGAACACCGCTTGGCAGGGTCGGGGGCACGACGATACGGAAGGTGTCAAGACGGCTGAAGTTCAGGGTGCCCGTGGGCTGGAGCTTGGAGGTGTCCAGGCAATAGCTGATGATAGCCACGTTGGCCGTGCTGTTGTTATGCACATAGCCGTAGGGTGTGTTGTAATACTGGGGCACGTCGCAGAAGTGGATAAGGGCCCGAGAGTCCCCGACGTCCACACCGTTCACCTGGGTCTTGAGCTGGTAGTTGGAGGCGGTCAGAGAGCCCACACCGTTGGCGTAGATCTGGGCGTAGTTGACACACGGGAAGGCCAGGAACTTGACGGGCTGAGCCAGAGCCAACTCCTGGACGGGGTTGTTGCCGAGCACAACACGCTGCACCTGGGTGATGAGCATATCATAGGTGGGTGCCTTGGCGAAATAGTCGCGCTCAGTCTGGTCCAGGTACACGAAGTTGGTCCAGGCCTGGAACTGAAGGGAGCTGTATGTGGTGGAAGTCTGAGCCGTGCCGGTGAAGAAAGAGATGGTCAGACCGGCAGGCACTGGGGCGGTAATCTGGGACGGGAAGTTCACTGTCACTGTGCTCGAGCTCACGTTCGACACGTAGACCGGGCCGGTGAAAGGCAGACCAGCCACGTACTGGCCGATCTGGATACCACCCTGGCTCAGAGGGCTCACAACCTGGCCGATGGTCAGAACGTTCGAGGTCACAGCCGCCGTACCCGCGGCTTGCAGGAGAGGAATCTGGGTCGAACACACTGGCGCGTACAGGTTGGCCGTCTGGCCCAGACCGAACTGGGACGAGATGTTGCTCGCGGCGCTGTTGGCAAAAGCAACGACAACGTTGGAGAAATAGCCCTGGCCAGACACTGGGGCAAAGGCGTTCGAGAAGGACTGAACGACTGCCACGTTGGTCTGCAGGTTGCTCGTGGCGGCAACGACCATCATACCTGGGAAGAGAGGGCCGGTCGTCTGAGCCACCAGAACGTTCGCCACGTTCGAGGACAGGGTCACATCGGATGTCAAGTTGGCCGTCCCCTGGGGCTGGGCAGGGAGCACTGGGTTGGTCGTGTTGCCGATGGTGATGTTCTGGCTCAGATATGTCGACCAGGTGATGCGGACCTCCACATCGTGGAACTGCAGACCAATAAGGGGCAGACACACGGACCAGTCCTTGCAGAAGAAAAACTTCAGAGGCAGGAACGTGTTCTTCTGGTTATTGAAGGTGGCACTGTTGTTGTTCAGGTACCGCTGGGAGTAGTTCTGGGCGCCGGTGATGGGCTCGATGTCGGTCATGTACTCGATATCCTGGGTGTCCACAATCTGGCCGCCGATGAGGAGCTCGACCTTGTCGATAATCTTGGTCCAGTCTGGGTTCACCAGCTGGGCTCCGTTCGCGTCACGGACGGTCAGGTACACGTAGCTCAGCAAGTCTCCCTTCTTCTCGAAGCGGATGGTCGAGATGCCACCGGCGATGGGGGCACCCTGAATCACCTGGCGCTCCACAGAGTTGGCGTAGTGCGTGTAGCGCTTGTAGTTGGACCGGTAAAAGGAAACCTCGGGCTTGCCGGTCAGCCAAGCGTCCTGAGGGCCGACGGCGACGAGTTGAACAACACCTCCCGACATTTAGTACTAACCCATATTTTTTTACCGTGTCTTAGTTCACAGAAACCGTGTTAAAAGGCAAAGTGCCCATGTTTGGGTCCGCCTTTTTCGGGTCGGCCAGAGAGTATGCCAAAGGATTCTTTTCGAGCTGCTGGATGGCGATATCCAAGAATCCGTTTGAAGCACGTGGATTGGGGTTCGCCTTGAACTCGTTGAGTGGGTCGTCGAACTCTGGGGGCAAGGTACCACGGCCCTGGTTTGTCCCGGTGATAGCCATGGGTCCTGGCTGCTCGGGGCGAGCCTCGATACGAAGCTGCGTCGCCGCGCCCACCTGGTTGA